ACGCCGATCGTACTGTCTGACGGCAATCTGCGCGGCGAACGCGTGCCGGCCGGCTTCCTCAAGGTCACTGCCGAGGCGGTGGACCGCTTCATGAAGGCCTATCCCGAGTTGGTCTACGGCGTCTCCTACAATCCGAGCGTCGACCTGTTCAACCATGGCGCGCACAAGGGCGTCTGGTACGGCGAGGACTATGCCTTCTCGCGTCGCTGGCGTGAATGCGGCGGTGAAATCGTCCTCGTTCCCGACCTCGACCTCACGCATCACGGCGATAAGCCCTATCCAGGCAATTTCCACCGCTTCCTCTTGGCCCAGCCAGGCGGCAGCGAATTCAAGGAAGCAGCATGAGCATTCAGGAACAGCCCCGCAAGCCGTGGCCGCGTTGGGCCGTCCACTCGACCGAGGGCCGCCGCGCCCGCTTCGATTGCTGGGGCGACGTGCCGAAGGGTTGGGAACTCGAGGAAGCCCTGCCCGGCGAGAAGGATGTCCGCCGTAAGCCGGCCGATGAAGATATCGCAGACATGCGCGCGAAGTATGTCGAGAAGTTCGGCAAGAAGCCCGGCCCGACATGGGACGCGGACATGCTGCGCGACAAGCTGGCGGAATAGCTCGTGGCGAATCGTCAGCGCTTCGAAGTTTGGGCCGGCGAAGATCGGTTGCTGGTCATGCAAGCGCGCGATTCGTCCAACGCCGTGCGCGACCTGACTGGCCTTGCGCTCTCGTGTCGCGTCGGCATGCCGCCGAACCGCCCATGGCAGCTGTCCGCCGTCTTCAACCCTGTGGCCAGCGTGATCAGCGCGGCTGCCGGCACCTTCACCGCAGCGATCGACGGCGGGGACACCGAGTGCCTGCACGGCGAATACATGCACCAGACGACGGACCAGAACGGCGTAGTGCTCACGGAAGGGCCGCTGATGATCAAGCGAGCGGTGAGTAACTGATGGCCACTCAGACCGCCCGCCAAGTCCTCACGCGCGCGATGCGGCGCATCCGGCAGATCGCTGGCGAGGAGCCGATGTCCGCCGCCGAGCTGGCCGATGGCTTGGTGACGATGAACGGCGCCATGCACGGCTTCGGGCCGAAGGGCATCCACTATTCGCACGTCGACTTGGCGGCCAACGACACCGTCAACATGCCGGACGAGCAGATCGACAACCTCATCTGGATGATCGCTCAGGCGCTGGCACCGGAATACGGCTATGTCTTTGCGACAGCGGATGAGAAGGCGGCTCTGCTCGGTGCTCTCCAGGAGCTGCAGGCGGCCTACCACATCACGCCGCCGGCACCATCGCCCCGTGGCCTGCTGCGCAATCGGCTGGGCCTCTTCTCGATGCAGCGGGGTGAATGATGCCCCGCGCCGCCCTCGCATTCAGCAGCAACTCCCAACGTTCCAGGCCGCTTGACGCTGCGCGCCTGATCAACCTATTCCCAGAGACGCCCCCCTTCGGCTCTCGTGCTCCGGGCCTGCAGACAGGCGCGCTAGCCTCGCCGATGAAAGCCGTCCTGTATGGCACGCCTGGCCTCAAGACGAGCCTCGCGATCCCGCCTACAGCCGAGTCGTGTCGCGCCGCGCGCCAGGCGCTGGGGTACCTATGGGCGCTGTTCGGCTCCTACCTCTATCGCATCGACTCGTCCGGCGCTGTGCTGGGCTGCTCCGGCGACCTGATTTCCGCCGAAGGTTCGGCGATGATGAGCGACAACGGCATCCAGCTCGCCGTGCTGGCCAATGGCGAGACGTTCGTGGTCGGCGCCGCGACCGCCAAGTTCACGTTCCAGGTGACCGGCGGTAGCTACACCACCGGCACGAACACGATCAGCGCGCTCACGGTCGACGGCGTGGCCATCATCGGTGGCGCGGTCGACTGGACGGACAGCAACGCGGGCACCGCGCGTGCTATCGCCAAGGCGGTCAACGACCTGACTTCGAGCCCCGATTACACGGCGACCGTGACCGACGACAAGGTGACCATTGCGGCCGCAACGGCGGGCACGGCATCGAACGGCCTGGCCGTGGCAATTACTGTGGCTGGCGATGTCACAGTCTCGGCAGCGATCGGCACGCTCACCGGTGGCGCTGCGGTATCAACCAATGTGCAGAAGGTCGTTGCAACCGGTTATCCCGTCGAGGGCGCCGACAGCCTCGACTACATGGACGGCTACACGATCTGGAATCGCACCGGGACGAAGCAGTTCTTCCTCTCCGGGCTATACGACACGACGGCGATCGATGCGCTCGATTTCGCCTCCGCCGAGAGCACCCCAGCCACGCTGCTCCGGGTGCTGGTGGCCCAGCGCGAGCTGTGGCTGTTCAAAGCTCAAGGCATCGAAATCTGGACGGACACCGGCGCCTCGCCGTTCCCCTTCGCGCGCATTCCGGGGGCCGTGATCGAACGCGGATGCGCAGCTGGTCTGACGTGTGCAAAGACCGACCTGTCGGTGTTTTGGCTCGGGGACGACCTGATCGTGTACCGCGCGACCGGCTATCAGCCCACCCGCATCAGCACGCACGGCATGGAGGACGAGATTCGGGCCTTCTCGACGGTCACCGACGCCTTCGCCTTTACCTACACGCAGGGCGGCCACGCCTTCTACGTCCTCACGTTCCCGACCGCCGGCCGGACCTATTGTTTCGACGCCGCCACGAACGGCTGGCACGACCGGCAGAGCGGCACGTCTCAGGTCCCGGCGGTATGGAAGGTGGCGAACGTCACCGCCGCCTTCGGCAAGCTCTATGCGGGCTTCACGCTCGGGCGGCTGTGCGAACTCGACATGGACACCTTCGATGAAGCGGGCGAGCCGATCCGGCGCGTCGTGCGCACCGCACCGTTCTACGCAGACGGCAAGCGGGCGATCATGAACGTCGTCGAACTCGAGTGCGAGCTGGGCGTGGGCACGATCAGCGGGCAGGGCGGCGACCCGCAAGTGATGTTGCGCTGGTCAGATGACGGCGGTGCGACGTGGAGCAACGAGCGGTCCGCCAGCATGGGAGAGCGCGGCGTGCGCGGCCGGCGCGTGCTGTTCCGCCGGTTGGGCGCCTTCCGGCAACGCATGCTCGAATTCTCGATCAGCGATCCGGTGAAGCCCGCGCTCTACGGCATTCGCCACGAAACCCAAGCATTGGCGGCATAAGATGTCTGAAGCAGCCTCGATCAACGTCCATGCTTTCCAGCCCTACAACGGTGGGCAAGGCAAGACTGCACCCTCGACAGATAGCAGCGGCGCAACGGCGTGGAAAATCCCTGGCCTCGGCGGTGGCAACGACGACAGCGACCGCAAGCGCGTAATGGTGACGAATGACGGGGATGTCACTGCCTACTTCCGCATGGGGCCGGCGGGTGTGGCGGCCGACACCGATTCGCTGAAGATCCTTCCAGACTGCGCCTATTTGCTCAGGCCGCCGGACACCAATCCGTCTGGTGTCTGGTTTGCGACATGCACGAAGGCCGGCGAAACCACTGAGATCAACGTCGTCTTCGGCTACGGCACATGAAGCTGATGCCCAACCCTTCGGTGCAGCTGGTGGGAGACGACGGCCGACCGTCGTCCTCCTTGCTGGAGATGATCCCGCAGCTCTCGGCAATCGACGTGGTGGCCGATCGGCAGGGGCTGCCGACGCCGCTGTTCCTGACCAAGATGCAGGCCGTCGCAACCAAGCCGCTTCCGAACTCGCGGGCGCCGATCGTCAACGCCGATGGCACGCCGACTCGAATAATGACGGCGCTTTTGATGGGCTTGCCATGAAACTACGCTATCTCTCGGATTCGGCGTCGCATGTCGCGAAGCAATCGAGCGACTTCCCTGCGTGCACTGGAGCCGCGTTCCCTCAAAGCTTTACCGTCAAGCCAGAGCTGGATCGGGTGTGTCTCGCCGGCAATGTGGATGCCGCTGCGCGTCTTGTGCCGGATGACGTACTGGAGATGACCCGGATGGGTCCAAGGCTCGTGCTTGATAAGTCTCATTCTAGCACCCTCAAACTGCTGCGGCTCCCGGCCCCTTCGTCAACCGTCAGGGCGCTTACTGGTGTCCCAGACGGGAAGAGGCTTTCGCCTCCCCGCGGGCTACTCCGAATAGGACTCCCGCTTAGCATGTGCCGCCTGGCAGCATGGGACGCATCATCTTGCGGGGGCGTTGCGCACCATCCCCGCCGCAGCCCGGTGAATGTAGCATGATCCGGCTCGCCGTCCCAGACGATGGACCGGCGATCATGCGCATGGGCGAGGCGTTCTTTCGCGAGTCGGGGCATGCCGAGCGTTTCGCCTTCGACCGTGCTTCCTTCGCGCATACCTGCACCGTCCTCGGCAGGGCTGGTCTGCTCTACGTCGGCGAGAAGGACGGTCAGGTTGTCGGCATGGCCGCATTCGACGTGTCGCCCAGCATTTGCAACCACTCAGTTCTGGTTGCACGTGAAACATTTTGGTATGTTGATCCAGACTACAGGAAGGGTCTCGGCCTCAAACTCCTAGGGGCAATCGAGACCGCGGCCGGTGATTACGGCGCCACGCTCTTTGATGTGGTTGCTGAGCCCGGCCCGCGAAGCAGGCCTCTCGAACATCTGTACGAGAGACGCGGCTTCAATCCTGCGGAGAAGACTTTCCGCAAGGTATTGAAGCCATGCCAATCGGCTCGATTGTCGGCGGCCTGATCGGCCAAGGCGGCGCACAAGCCGCCGGAGCCGCCTACGGTCAAGGCGTCCAGAACGCTGACTTCATCCGTCGCCAGAACGAGGCGAAGCTCTCGCCGTGGTGGCAGGCCGGCTATTCGGCGAACAACCTCATGTCCGAACTCAACGGGCTTGGGCGTTACGTCGACGACGGTCAGGGCTATGGCGGCGTCCGGCTCGACGACAGCAATTGGCAGGGCGACCAGAAGAACGCCTTTGCGCGGTTCCAGACCTCGCCGGACTATCAGTTCCGCTTGAGCCAGGGGCAGACGGCTCTCGACCGCTCGGCCGCCTCCAAGGGCATGCTGCTCAGCGGCGCGCAGACCAAGGCCTCGCAGCAGTTCGGCGGCGACCTTGCCAGCGGCGAGTACAACAACTGGTACAACAAGCTCGCCGGGCAGAGCGGGCAGGGGCTGACGGCGGCCGGTCAGACGGTCGCCAGCAACAGCAACGCGCTGGGGCAGCAGAACGCCGCGCTGGCCGGTCAGGCGTCGAGTTATCAGAACAGCGCCAATGCCTTGGCCAACGGTATCGGCAACGCCAGCAAGAGTCTTGCTAGCATCTATGGTCTGAGTGGCGGCGGAAATCCGTTCAGCTCCGGCGGTGGCATGGGCGCAGCTGGCACCCCCGGATCGCCGTACTACGGCCCCGTGTACTCGGGGTTCTGATGCGCACCCTAGTAGCAGTTCGTCGTATTCCCGAAGGTCGTGCAGCTGATCGGCTGCCGCGGCGGCGTGATCGTCGTCGGCAGGGGCGCGGACTGTTGGAATACTACGGGCGGCCTGGAAGCCATGCGCCGCGAGACGGTGTCCGCGTATCCGCGATTGGCTTCGAACGCAGCTCGTTGGCTCTCGCATTCCTCGGGAGGATGTCCCCTAAGGCAGCCGATGTACATTTCTCGGCTGTAGGTGAGTTCGTCCATCTGCTGAGGCGCGCACGCCCCCGCAAGCAATCCCAGTGCAATGACGGCGAATTTCATATCGGTCTCCTGCCCACGCGGTTGTATCTTAGCAGGGGGGCAGCGTGGTAGATATCCCCCTCCAGTTCCCAGACATCGGCAACGCCCTCGCGACGGGCATGCAGCTGCGCAACGCCAATATCCAGGGCGAGCGCGAGCAAGAGCAGCTGAACATGCTCCGCCGCCGCAGCGCGCTGGGGCCTGACGTGCAGGCCGCCATCACGGGCGATTCGAAGGCGCTCGGCCGCGTGGCTGCCGTCGACCCGGACTACGCCCTGAAGCTCGGGCCGATCATGGAGACGATGGGGGCCAAGGAGCGGACGAAGCTGCAGGCGGGCGCCGACTTCACCTACAAGGCGGCAAACGCCGTCCTGCAGGCCGATCCTGCCGATCGTCCCGCCGTCTACAGACAGATGATTGCGCAAGGCGCGGCCCTTGGGCACGACCTGTCCAAGTTGCCGCAGGAGTATACGCCGCAGCTCGACGGCCAGCTTCGCTCGTGGCGCCAGATGGCGATCCCCGTGCTGGACCAGTGGAAAGTGGAGCAGGACCGGCCACAGCCGATGGTTGGGGGCGGTGGGGCGCCGACTGGCGCTCCCGCACCCGGTGGCGGTGGCGGCCCGTACGGCGGCGCAATCGCCAACATCGAAAGCTCCGGCGCGCCCAACGGCGGCTATGGGGCTGTAGGACCTGCTGCCAATGAGAAGGGCAACCGCGCCTACGGCAAGTATCAGGTGATGGATTTCAACGTCGGCCCGTGGACGCAGGAGATCCTCGGGAAGGCGATGACGCCGCAGGAATTTGCTGCCAGCCCACAAGCGCAAGATGCGGTGTTCGCGGGCAAGTTCGGCCAGTACGTGCGGAAGTATGGCAGCCCTCAGGCTGCAGCTCGAGCGTGGTTCGCGGGCGAAGGCGGGATGAGCAATCCCAATGCCACCGACGTGAACGGAATGTCGGTGGCGAACTACGAGCGCAAGTTCAGCGCTGCCCTGCCGCCTGGTGGCGGCCAAGCCGCGCCCGGTGTGCCGGGTCCTGTCGCCTCACCCGTGCCGTCTCCTCCAGGCTTCACGCCCCCGCCGACTGCGCAAATGCCGGGACCGCCCACGGGCCTCATTCCGCCCGGTCCGCCGCCAGCGCAGATGCCAAACGGCATGCCCCCGCAGATCGCACAGGGCAGCGGCGGCGATGGCAGCGGCAATCCGGTGCCTCCGGTCGACCAGGGCCTGACGCGCGGGCTCAAGCTGCCTCCAGGCGCCCGCATGATGGGCATCAAGGGCGTTCCGGTGGTGAAGGACGGCAACGTGCTGATCGTGCACCCGGACGGCACGCAGGACTGGCTGCCGCTGCCGCCTCGCAAGGAACCGGGACCCCAGCCGCCAGCCGGGCCGTTCGCGGGCAATGCTATGGAGGCGCAATACGCCAACGTCCTCGCGGCTGGCGCGAGCGATCCGGCGGTGCGGTCGACATTCGCTTACGCCCAAGCCTACGCCCATGCGTCGGCGCCACGCACAACCATAGATGAGCAGGGCCGGCCGGTAACGATCCAGCCGAACGTCAGCCATCTGGCACCTCCGACATTCCAGCAGGGCGCGGCACCTCCAGGTGCTGCCGCCGGCCCCGCGCCGCAAGCCGCCGCTGGCGGACCATCGGTGGCCCAGAGCGGACCGCCGAGCGCACCCGTGCCGCCGGCCATCCCGCCGCGCACTCTGCCGGGCGGCCAGACCATCACCGTGGGCGAGGGTGCTCCCAAGGGACCGAGCGCGACAGAAATGGCGAAGCTCCGCGATATGGAAGCTGAAGGCGGTTCGATCATTGAAGCGCTCAATGATTTCAAGAAGGAATACAAGGCGGCTGGCTTGGGCGATCGCGTCAAGTCGGCGTTCGGCGTCACGACATCGCTGAACACGTCCTACAACGTCGCCGCTCTGCTCGCGAAGGGCGAAGCGCTGTTCAACCTCGGTGTCTTGAACGGTCCCGATCTGGACCTCATCCGCCGCACTATCCCGGACCCTTCCACGGTGAAGGCCGGCACCGTGTCGGCTGAGGACATGGAAAAGTCGGTCGACAAGGTTGCAAGCCTGATCAAGACGCGCCTCGACCAGAAGAAGAAGTCGCTCGGCATCGCGTCCACGCCAGCCGCTCCCGGCGGCGACGATCTGCGCAAGAAATACGGGCTTGAGTGATGGCCGATACCGACCGCATCAAGCGCAACCTCTCCAAGATGATCGGCCAAGGCGCGCCTGAGGCCGATCTGAATTCGTACCTGAAGACGGAGGGCTTCAACTCGCCCGACGAATGGCGTTCGGCTGTCACGGCCCCAACGGAAACTGAGGGCCAGCAAGACTACGTGCCGCAGGGCTACACAGGGGGCGAGAAGGCGGCTCGCGTCGTCGGACAGGCCGCGACCGGCTTTAACGATGCCGTCGCCAATACCGTGGGTGCACCGGTGGATGCCGCTGCATGGGCGCTCCGGCAGGCTGGCGTCTCGGCAAACAATCCCGTTGGCGGATCTGCCAGCATCAAGCGCGGCATAGACTATGTCGCTACTCTCCCGGGCCGCGTCGGCGATGCCGTATCGCAAGGTTCATTCGCGCCACTGACCGATGATCGCATGTCGCGCTTCAATGCCATCGGCACAACCGAGAAATTCGCCCATGGCGCGGGTGAAGGTGTTGGCAACGCTCTGTCGATCGCTGTCCCGGCCGCTGCCATTGCCAACACGGCGCGCGCCGGCACTGTGACGCAAGGGGTCGCCAATGCGCTCGCAACACAGCCGGTAACGCAGGCCGTTTCCGGGGCTGTTGGCGGCGGAGTGGGCGAGGCGACCGATAATCCGTGGCTCGGGCTCGCTGCCGGCGCGGCGGTCCCGGTTGCCGCTGCCGCTGCCCGTGGCGTCATCTCGCCCCTGACCCAGCGCCTGACGCCGCAAGAACAACGTCTCGTACAGGTGGCGGACGCAGAGGGAATTCCGCTCACGCCGGGACAGCGCACTGGAAGTAAAGGCGCGCAGGTTGTCGAGAGTGTTTTCGCGAACACGCTCGGCGCTTCTGGCCCGATGCAAAACACCTTGCGCAACCAGCGTGAGCAGTTCAATCGCGCCGCGCTCGAGCGAGCCGGTGTCACGGCGACCGATGCGTCGCCCGACACGATAAACCGAGCGTTCCGCACGGCCGGCCAGACATTCGATGATCTTGCGAATCGCACCACACTGAGCGTCGATCGGCAGTTCGTGAATGACGTGCGGCAGGTTGAAAGCGAATACGGACGCCGGCTGCCGACCGATGTTGCGCCAGTCTTCCAGTCGTACATGAACGACCTTGAGCCGGCGTTGTCGGCCGCAACTACCGGCCAAAACCCACAGATCGCGGGCGATATCTACGCTCGTATCCGGTCCGGTATTGGCCGACGTATCCGGACGGCATCTGGGCGCCCAGACCTGCAGGAAGCCTTGGGCGGCCTACAGACGGCGCTCGACGATGCTGTGGAGCGCAGCACCTCCGGCCCCTTGCGGCAGGAGTGGCAGGACGCGCGCCGCCAGTACCAGGCTCTGATGACGATCGACAAGGCGATGCGGGGCGGCACGCAGGGCGATCGCGCGGCAGCGAACATTCCATTCAACGCGCTCCGGCAGGCCACGGTGCAAGGTGATCGCGCCGGTTTCTCTCGCGGTCGCGGGCAGATGAACGAGCTTGCCCGCGTGGGCGACTTCATCGCCGATCGCATTCCGAATTCCGGCACGGCGTCGCGGCAGATGGTGCTCAACCCGCTGGAGTGGCCCGGTCTGATCGGCGGTGGAATCGCTTCGCGCGCCTACAATACCGGTGTTGGGCAGCGCTACCTCACAAATCAGCTCGCCGGCCAAACCGACTTCCGAGGCCTATATACCGGCCAACTCGCTCGGCAGGGCCGCGAAGAAATCGAAGGCGGCCAAAATGCACTGAGTCGACGAGGCGGACGGTGATGACCGTGAACATCCACGCCGCCCCAAATCCGACGATCAGGATGCATAGCAACCACGATTGCCCCGTGGGGAGGGGATCTTTCGCCTGCCATCGGTCGAAGGCGAACGCCGCGGCGATCGACACCGCGCACTGCAAATACCGCATGGGGACAGCATAGCATGGCCACGCTCTACAAGCCCATGGACGTGCAGGTAGACGGTGACGGCATCTCTATGGCCGGCGCCAAGCTCTATTTCTACCAGACTGGCACAAGCACGCCGCAGGACACCTATTCGCAATCGGACCTCGACCCGAGCCACGTCAATCCGAACCCCGTGCTGGCCGATGGCGATGGCCTATGGCCGCCGATCTACATGGGATCGACCGACTACAAGGCGATCCTGAAAACGGCTGATGACGTGACGGTGCAGACGATTGATCCAGTGTTGGTCAATCCGCAAGCCACGTCTCTTTCCCTCCAACTCGACGCCGCGTTCGGTTCGACGCAGTTCAGTCTCCTGCAGCGCGGCGCCTCAGTATGGCAGGCCGTGACGCTCAAGGCAGTCCTCGACAACAAGTTCGGCACGACACAGGGCCAAATACTCTACCGCGGGGCGGCGGACTGGGCAGTCCTGGCACCTCCTGCGGCCTCTGCATTGAGCGACCTTCGGATTGCAGGCGCGGCCGCAAATCCGACGTGGACGCGACGCGCGTACCTCTACGCGACCATCGCGGCCGGCGTCGTGACGATCCTCAAGAGCGCGGGCTTGAGCATAGCCAGGACCGGCAATGGCAAGTTCACCGGCACCATCAACCCAGTGATGCCGGACGCCTTCTACCGCATCGCAGCCACGTCATCGGCCACATTGAGCGGTGGTGCGGGGCAGGGCGAGTGGGTGTCGGAAGACACGGCAGCGGGCGCGCGCACGACCTCGACATTCTTCCTCGAGGTTCGCGGCGACAACATCGGCGTGCAGGACCCGGACGCCATCAGCATCGAAGTGTTCGGCTAGGAGAAGACCATGGCACAGCCGGTTGAAATCGCTCTCGGCACCAACGCTGCGGACCCAAATACGGTTGGGGCCGGCGCGGCAATCCCAGTCACGCAGAGGGCATCGGTCGGCGGCGGCATCACATGGGGCGCACCTCAGCCTATCGCCATGACGGGAGTGTCCAAGCCGTTTATTCCCGCCAACGCGGCGCGCAAGGCGGTCATGTACTGGAATCCCGCCGCCAACGCCCCAGCGTCCTACGATCTGTCCGGTGGCGTGGTCACGCTGGCTGGAGGCATCCCTCTGATCCCCGGCGCGGCTCCTACCGTTCTGACCGGCGCCGATTGCCCCGTGACGGCCATTACGGCCATCGGGACCAACACACAGAATCTCTACTACGTCGAGGGGACCTGAACATGGGTATCCAGTTTGGCGCTCCTCCCGTCCTTCGGCGCGCAACGGTATTCACGGCGAGTGGGACCTATACCCCCGTCAGCTCGCTCATCTGGGTAACCGCAGTTGAGGGTGGCTGCGGTGGCGGCGGGGGCGGTGCAACCACCGGTGCCGGCGGCGGCGGTGGCGCGGGCGGCATCGGCATCAAGCAGCAGCCCATGTACGTGACGCCCGGTGTGGCCCTGACGGTCACGGTGGGCGCTGGCGGCGCAGCCGGCGCGATTGCTGGCTTGGGCGGCAATGGCGGCGTCAGCAGCGTCACGGGCGGCGTTGCCGGCGATGTCGTTACCCCTGCGAGCGGTTCGTCCGCCCGAGGCAACAACGGTGGCGCAGCCAACGGCGGCAATGGCGGCACTAGTCAATCCAGCATCGGCCCTGTGGTTGCCGCATCAACCGGAGCAACCGGCGGCGCGGCCGCGGGATCAGCCGGCGGATACATCCAGGCAACTGGCAATTTCTACAGCGGTGGCGCGGGCGGCGCTGGTGCTGGGACTGGCTCAGGCGGTGGCGGCGGTAGCCGTCCCTTCATGAGCGCTAGCGGCGCGGCGCTTTCCGGTGGCGCCAATATCGGCGGCGGCGCCGGCGGTTGTTCGATCATGGGCCTCGGCGGCGTGGGCGGTGCGACGGGCGCCACCGGGATTGCCGCCGCGGCAAACTCGGGCGGCGGCGGCGGCGGCGGGGGCCAGAACAATACCGGCGGCGCGGGCGGTTCCGGCATCGTCATTATCGAAGAGGGCATGTAATGCTCCGCTACCAGTCCCGTCGCGCCAATACTGCCGCGCGTAACCGACTGACCGACAACCGGCAATACTACGTCGACACGGTCAACGGGCAGAACGGCAACAACGGCCGGAGCTGGGCGACCGCGAAAAAGGATCTGCAGGTCGCGATCGACTACGTGAAGGACAACGTCGACCTGGCCGGCTTCCGCCCGACATTCAACTTCAAGGGCGTGCAGACGAGCATCGTAAGCGTTTCTGGTAGCTGGGTGGGGGAAGGCGAAGCACCGTCGATCGAGATCATAGGCGATGTTGCCACTCCGGCAAATGCCATCATCCGCACGACCAGCACCGACGCCTTCAGGCTGTACCAGAGCACCGCCCGGCTGTGGGGCGTGCAGGTCGAGACGCTGGTCAGCAACGGCTCTTCGCTCCGGATCTACGATCACTCGAGCCTATACATCGGCTGGATCAACCTCGGTGTCTGCGCCAAGGAGCAGTTCGAGGTCCATGGCTTCTCGTGGGTTGTCACCGAGGGACCCGTCACCATTTCCGGCGACGCGACGGCCTCATGCCTGCACGTGACCGAGATGTCGCGAGTGACGTTCGAAGACAACAACTTCAACCTGGTCAATAATCCGAAGTTCGGCACCTACATGATCGGCATCAACAGCGCCATGGTGTCGTTCGGCCGGTCGACGATCACGGGTGATGTCGGTGGCGATATCGGCCATCCCTCTCGCATCTTCGCCCACATCTCCGGCACGCTGAACCTATCGTCCGCAACGGGGGCCGAAGGGTTGTTCGCTGGCGTCTTGCCCATCGTGATCGAGACGGGCGGCAGAATCGTCTACGAGCCGCCGCAAAACACCTTCTGGTATCGCAACGACGCCGAGAGCGACAACACGGACGGCTACGCGAACGGCGTGACGCGCGCATTCCTGACGCCTGGTGCTGCCCTGGCGGCACTCGCCAAGCGTCCGCCCGATCAGGCCAATTCGCTCATCCCGACGATTCAGTTTGCGACCGGCTACACCGGCGGCATCAACCTGATCAACATTCCGGGAGTGGCCGAGGTCATCCTTCTGGGTGACGAGGTCACACCCAGCAACATCCATATCAACTGCAACCCGGACTGCTTCCAGAGCGACGGCGTGCAGACGATCTACCACGTGCGCGGCTTCAAGATGACATCCGCAGCTGGCGCGTGCCTGAGCGCCATCAACGGCGGCAAGATCAAGTTCCAGAATTGCGAATTCGCCGGCGCGGCCACAGCGCATATCAATGTGGGCCGCACTTCCTCGATCTTCAGCACCGGTGTTTTCACCGTCACCGGCCCCTCGGCAAACTTCATTACTTGCATCGCCGGACAGACCTCGATTACGCACACCTCGCAGTGGCTCAACAACTGGGCCTTCAGCGGTCAGGGCGTGAACACCGACGAGGTCGCTGGCGTGCGCTGGACCGCCACGAGAACCATCACCGGCACCATCACGGGCAACCGCACGCTGATCAGGCGCAACAGCGTCCTCAACCTGAATGGGGCTCTCCAGAACACATTGCCGGGCAGCGTCGACGTAGCGGCGGCCAGCGGCGGCCTCATCATCTAGGAGCTGATATGGCCAAGATCACCCGTATTCACCGAACCAAGACCGACGACCGCTTCATCGAGACGGACGACGGCGTGTCGCACCATCTGCCGGATGACGTGTGCCGCGTCACAGGGTGGTGGCCCGGCAACGGCCATATCGGCACGGAGTATCCGTTCATCGACGGCGATGGGGACGTGGCGGCGAAGCTGCAGCCGATCGAGGCATTCAAGCTCGTGCCGTTCGGCGCCAACCGTCGCGCGGTATGGGAAGCCCTGTCAGCCGAAGAGAAAGGCCTGATGGCGCCCTACCTGTCGACCGACGAACTCGCCGAGTTCGCGGCATCTCCCGCGGCTCTTGTAGCGCCATGAACCACGGGCATCACAACGACGGAGAGCCATCACGGTTCGCCAAGGCAGTGACCAACGAGGGGTTCCTGTTCACGTCGCGCATCTGGATCATGCTGTTCAGCGCCGCCGCCGCCGTTCTCGGCTTCTTTGCTGTCACCATGCTCAACGACATTCGCGGCAGCATCGCCGACGTGCGCCGGGACGTGTCGTCTCTTGACCGTCGCTACAACGAAGACCGGGTGACGATGGCCGATCGCGTCGGCCGCGTCGAAGGCCAGGTGGGCGAGCTAAAGGGCAGCGTCGAGACCCATCGCGGTCGCCTGAACGACATCGACACGGACCGCCGCGCGATGTGGCAGCGCCTGTTCGAGATGGGGCGTAGTCGGCCCAACCCTATTCTTTATTCAAAGATAGCGCGACCACCGAGAGCTTCTACAGCCGCATCGTCGCCCCGACGCTCGATTACATGGCCGCGAGCCCGACCATCGCAATCCCCGTCACGGCCAGCGCCCGCGTATTGGTGACGACAATCGCTGGGCAGGAAGGCCTGTGGAAGCATCGCCGGCAGATCGGCATCAGCGAGTATTACCCGCAGAAGGTCGGCGCACGCAGCTACTGGCAGTTCGAGAGCACATGGGGCGGCCCGGTGGCGCTTAACGACATTCTGCAGAAGACTCCCCATCAAATTGCGGCGGTATGTTCCTACCTCGACATCCAGTGCGACGCGCATTCGCTGTACGAAGCCTGCGCGTGGAATGACATGCTCGCGTGCGCGATGGCGCGTCTGGCGTTGTGGAGTGATCCAGCGCCGCTCCCAGACTACTGGGACAAGGGCGCGGGCTGGCAATATTACGTGCGCAATTGGAAACCAGGCGCACCCCATCCCGAGAGCTGGTCCGGTCTCCACGATCAGGCCATGGCCGCAGCCGGCCTTCCCCCGAAATAGGAGCACAGCATGACAGAGAAGCAGATCAAACACATGGTAGACGCCTTTCTTTCATGGCGCCTTCCCGCGTCATTCAACCCAGACGGCGGCATAAGCGTAAAGCGCCCCAATTACTCGCCCAACGTCGAGTGGACGCCCACTGGCACGAATCTTTTCGACGCGACACAAGCCGAAGAGATGGTGCGCCACATGTTGAATGGCCTGCCGCAATGAACACCGAGAACATCGGCCGCGTCGCGATCAGCGTCCTCGTGGTCATGGCATTCATGGCGTACGTGGGCGCCATCCTGAAAGTGCCGATTCCTGGCGACATGCGCGACGTGGTGAACACCGCCGGCGGCATCCTTGGAGGCGCCTTCGTCGGCGTCGTCAACTACTGGATCGGCAGCTCGAGCGGCTCGAGTGCCAAAGACAAGACGATCACCACCCTCTCCAACAACAAGGTGCCCTGACATGCGTGAATATCTAGCCATCATCGGAATGCTCGCCCTAGGGGCCTGCAGTGCCGCTCAGACCACGACGGCGACGCTCGACACGGACAAGGCCGCCGCGACGGTCTACGCCACCAAGACGGGCTATGCGGCTGTCTTGACGGTCGCCGTGGCCTACAACGAACTCCCGCGCTGCGGTCAGCCCACGTCGCCGAAGCTATGTTCGGATGTCGCCGTGGTCACCCAGTTGCGCCGCGCCGATGCCGCAGCAAGCGCCACGATCAACGCGGCCGAAAGTGCCGTTCGCACCATGGGCTCGCAGCCCACTGTCATCAATGCCGCCGTCATTTCCGCCGCCGATGCGCTGAAGGCGTACCAGGCAATCGTCAACACCTATGGGATCAAGTAACATGGCCGCCATTGTCCCCCTGATCGCCGAGATCCTTGCCAATATCCCGGCCATGATCGCCGCCGGCATCTCGGTTGCCGACCTGCTGTCCAAGGCTAGAATTGCGGTCGATTCGAACCGTGCTCCCGGCGATGCCGAATGGGATGTGCTCGATGCTGAGGTATCCGCCCTGCAGGCGAGGCTTAACGCCGATCCGGCCTGACGCCAAATCAGGCGCGCATGGTCCTGAAGTAACGCAACGGCGGGTTGCCAGAGTGCCAAAATTGGGACACAATTGCGTCCCGTATGAAGACGCTCATCATCGGCAACAGTCACACGCACGCTCTTGAGCTGGCCGCATCCGGCATCAAGGATGCGCGGTTCAAGGTGTTTCGTCTGGGCAACAAGGCGGCTGTCGACGTAGCCAGCGCTGCCATTGCGATGTTGGGTGAGGACGACACCCTGGTCATGTCCTTCGGCGGCGTAATGCACAACCACGTCAGCTTGCTCCGGCATCGCGAGCCGTTCGACGTTCTGGCAGGAGACGAAGAAGCGAACGACCTGCCGATCGTCACGCAGTCAATGCTGCGGCACGCCTTCGCTCACCCCACATGGTGTCAGCGCGGTAAGATAGAGGGTTTCAAGGCCAAGACTGGGGCGCGCGTGGTTCACCTTGCGACCCCGCCGCCGATGGCAGATCACGAATTCATCATGCAACAGAGGATTTACTACAGGGGCGTCTCGTTCGCCGAGCATGGCCTGAACCCGGCATCTTTCCGGCTGAAGATATGGGAAATCGAGATGCAGACGCTTGCCAAGGTCTGCGAGGAGTGCGGCGTGGGCTTCCTGTACCCACCGGAACAGGCTCGGACTGCTGAAGGCTATCTGGCGAGGGATTGCTACGCCGATGACGCGGCCCATGCGAATGCGCGATATGGGCGCCTCGTCCTCGAGCAACTGGACGCTGATGTCCGCTCTGCTGTTCCGCGGGAAATGGCACTGGCCTAGATCAGGCGCGCGCTGCGTTGAAGTAGGGTGGCGGCGCTCTATCTGAGCTACGGCCGCACGGGCAACCGGTTGGTTTCGAACCAACGACCTCCGCCGAGCGGCAATCCTACCAGAACTTGAGTTGGCTTCAAGACGCGACCCGATAAGTAGATCAGTCGCGCATTGCGTTGAGGGAGAGACACGCGATTATCCCGGCAACCGTGAACACTCCGGTGCACATGACCATAGCACAAAAGATCCATTCAGCGCGGGCATCGAATGCCAACGCATAGAATACCAGCAACAGGCAAAGGACGCCGGCCGCGAGACATACGTGGAAAGATATGGCTTCAATTCTGCTGGCGTTCATGGGCGGAAACTTGCGTTGAAAGAGAAGCTTCAGCGGCGAAGGAGGCCTTCAGCTCACACGAGGCAGCCTCATCCCCTACACCGGTCTTAGCGCCATCGCCTGATCAGGAACCGCCCACACCGGAGGAGCATGACGGGTCGATGCGTATGATTGGGAGCCGCCGCAGCCCGACCTCCATACCACAAATCCCCCGCTATGACAGCGGGGAGGTCGCGGTCTGCTTGCCGTCTATCTCTTCGACAGCTGTTCCTACTTCAATGGCGTCGAGACCGTGACGCTCGATAATGTAGGTGTCATAATTGCATATGATCGCGGGGCGTGGGCCGCAGGCTGCCTCAGCTTCTGCGTATTGCTCGTTCCTATAGAAGGGAATGCCGTTTCCCATGTGGTGGGGTTCAAAGCGCGAGAGGTAATCTTTCACCGCCTGATCGCGTTTCTGATATTGTGCCCATTGAACGTCGCCATATGCGCGAAGCTTGGGAATCGCCTCCCTGGCCGCCTCGTGCGACGAGTAGACGCCCAAAACGTCGCGGTAGAAGTCTTCGTATTCTCCGCGCTCGCCGATTAGAACGTAGACATATCTGCTCATGCTCCGTGCTTCCTCATGTGCGCTGCGCTTAAGTAGATTTAGACTCTCCAACCTGCTGCGCGAAGAAAGCGCGGCCGTCGCTCGTCATGCCAAGGATATCATAGTTGGAGATGATGGTCGTAGCGCGGTGAACCCGGCGCCCCGAGGCCACTTTGTCGCCTTCAAGAAGTAGCCGCTGCTCTCGCGTCAAACCTTTGTTGCTCAGGCTCTTCTCGACCTCGGCTAATTCATCGCGCCAATCAGCCAAAGCCACAATCAGCGCACGAATGCGTTCATCATCGCTCATGATTCCTCCTTCCTCGGTTCTGGAGTAAATGGCTCTTGTGGGTGGGAGATGCCGTGGTGCGTTGCCATCTCGGTGAAGAAGCGACTCTGTTGGGGCGCAGGAGCACCAGGGGCAAGAGGGTTGGGGGCGCCGCGCAATGCATCGGGGATGCCCGTAATGCTCGATATGTCGGCATCAGACAGGGGCTCGCGTAGCTTCGTCACCACATGCCCTTCCTCCTCCAGCGCGGCGAGGGCGGCTTGTGCATGGGGCTCGAATAGACGCCACTGTTCGCCGCCAGCAATGAATGCCCATTGCATGCTGCTGCCGTGAGCTTCGAGCATCGCCTGCGCCATCACCTCAATCAGATCCAGGTGCTTGGGCATGGTCAGTAGTCCTTCGGCGAAGAGGGACACGACTGCCAAAGAACGGGATAGCCGTAAAGACGGTCTTCCACGCCATTAACGCGCCACGGATTTTGCCCGCGAGCCTCGGCATCGACATCAAACGAAATGATGCAGATCTCGCCAGAGAACCGCCATGTATCGTCCTTATGGTTCACGACCCACGCGACAAACGCGGTCCCATCCCTTGGGGCGCTCTTCATAGTTTTCCAAGGGGCAGGCGGCCGAGACTTCCGCGGAAGGGGGCTGACGCCGTCCTTAAAGGCACCGCCGATGGTGATATCCATCGTGTATATTCCTTCTTGAATATAGCTCACGGGCACGGGCTTGGACATGGTCACTCCCAGATTTTCATTGAGTCGAAGCTTCCATCATCCGGGCTGAAATCGAGGGACATTGTGAAGCCCGGATAGCCTTGAACCTGGACCTGAGTGGCGCGTTCCGGCACGGTGATATCGATCCGGGTGTCGGCGCGATTGTAGTGTTCCAAGCTCAGAACCCGTTCCTCGAACGGTATCTTGAACTTCGTCAAGATCGCTTTCCACTCTTCTAGGTCGGTCATGCTCTATTCCACCTTCGGGGGAGAGGGGAGGGGCTGCCAGTGGGTCGGCCAGTCCTGATATCGACCGTCCGCAATCCACCAGCATCCTTTGTCTCCGCTCTCAGCTGGCGGCAGGAAGCAACCAACCTGCTGCGCGCCGTCGTGTGGTCGCGTTGGCGCATACAGCAACACGCGTGTCCCATCCTTCGGTGCCGTATCGATCGGCTGCCAGGCAGCTACCTGCTTCCGCCTAAGCTCGGCAATGAACTTTCCGAGCGGCCGGCGCGGTGCGTCCCGGTCGATCTCCTTCGCCATTTCAACAGCTCTCGCTATGTCTTCCGGGGTTGGTTTCCAGTCGATCATGAGGGAGTCCTTGGGGAGCGGGGAGGGAGACGATCAGGGCGCCATCGGCGGGGTAAACCAGGTTGAGCGCCGCCGCCATCGCCTTGAACCAGACAAGCCGCTCCGGCATTGGCCACTCACTATCGGGCGGCGGAATGCGACGGAATAGCTCTCTCAACAAAGGATCAATGCCGTCGCGAGGGTCAGGGGTCATGGGGTGAGCCTCAATGGTTGAGTCCGGTTCGCAATATATGGCGGAACATATGGCGGACAATCATCGGTTAACCTTTCACTAAGTCTATGTTTTTGGCGACGAGTGGGGCAACAAGTGGATGTTCCCTGTTTCAATTACTTCAATAGCTTAGCTTTAGGTGAGCCTGAAGGTTCGCCATCCGGTTCGCCGCCCACAACTTTGAGGCGAGGGCGGAGACGATTGCTGGCTTTGCCAAGCGCTGATTTGGCCATGCGCATCTGTTCGGCCCCGCGGGAATAGAGTTCGGCGTGGGCGATAGAGGAGTGACCAAGCGTGTCCATCAGCTCGCGCGTCGTCGCGCCCTCTTCGGCCAGGATCTTGCCCAGCGTCTTCCGCAGCCCGTGCAGCGTGCAACCCTTGAGCCCGGCCGCCTTCGTCCACGCCATGAAGTTGTTGGTGAGCGTGCCGACCGCTCGAGGCGTACCCCGGGTCGTACCCAATACGTAATCGCCTTGACGAGGCATCGCGTCGAGGGCGTCACGCAGGGGCGGAAGAATGGTTAGCACAAGATGCTTGCCGGTCTTCTGCTGCGTGTGAGGGAACGTTTCTCCTTCAAAGTCAGCCCATTTGAACGTCACCAGATCGCCACGACGGGGGCCGCTGTACAAGGCGCAAGCGTAGGCCGTGCGAGCGATCGTCCCAAGTGGCCAGCGGGATTCGTACTTCTCGCGCTCTTCGTCGGTCCATGCCCTGTGTCCGTCCGACTCTGGCCGATATTTCAGACGGTGTGTCGGGTCGACTTCAATCCATTCCTCGTCCAGAGCCACCAGGATCATCTTGCGCAGCACCACGAGCGCGTCATAGGCGGCGTGCGGAGTTTCGGACATGCCGCCCAGCAACGCCTTGACGTGGCGGCGCCTGATGTCAGTGACAAGCACATCGCCATAGGGCATCCCGTTCGCCAATTCCTTGGCCAAGAGGCGCTCTGCGCGCTCAATGTACATAGTTTTTGATGACTGCCCGAGCTTCTGCCAATCGAGGTTGTCGCGAGCCGTGGCAAGCCGCCATGCTGCCTTGAGCGTACGCGGGAGAGCCTGGTTGGGGTGGCGGATTACCTTGCCCGCAGCCGGCCTGCCATTCAGGGCGTTGTTATAGGCGGCTTCGAATGCAGGATCTCCGGGCCGGCCGGGAAGTGCCCGCGTGATCTTGCCGCGTCGATATCGCCAGCGCTCCTTGCCATGCCGATCATTGTAGGGCGAAGCGAAGGGCGGGCGTTCCATGGCGCGAGATTACCGCTGGCCTCGAACGATCTTCAACCCGGCGTCGAGCGGGTTCTCACGCGCTGGTTCGCTCAGATCGGCAAAGGCGGCATCGATCTTAATCCGGTCCCAGAGGACGCGTTTCCCAACCCGGATAGGCTTCGGCATCCGGCCCGCTTCCACCAGGTTGTCGAATGTCGTGGTGCCGACCCCAATGTAGAGCGCGGCCATTTCGCGACACATGCCACGGGGTGGGAAAGGCAGGCCAGTCCTTTCGCTCATGTGCCGTCCTCCAGTGCTGCGCGGGCGATTATCTCGGTCATGTGTCTTGCTCCGGGGAGGGGGTAGGATTAGGCGCGTGCTCCGCTTCGCTGCGCCCCTGTTCCTCGGCGGCAACGAGATCTTCCGCCTTTCCTCGGTAGTCATGCAGAAGAGCCGACGCGACGCTATCGCCGCACCATTCGCAAAGACCGTCTTCGTCTGTGTACTTTGCGTGCACGGCGTCCAGCTTCCCGCTCAGATGCTTGCACACAACAATAGGAGTTCCGCCCAAACCAGATGGCGAATAGATGCTGCCGCCAGTGAAGCCGATGATCTCCCATTCGGTTCCATCCCACCAGCCGAAGCGATCACCGGTTTTGGGCGTGATGCTGCCCTTCGATCCATGAAGGGTGATTCGCCCCGCCTCGATAGGCGCCGCTCTGCGGCGACGCTCCAAATCCTTATCTTCCATGGCCTACTTCTCTCTTGTATAATCGACCGGTTCGCCGTCGATAAAGAGCGTCACAGTGTAGCCGTGAAGCCCGTCTGCCATGTTACGCGCCCACTCGATTGCGTATTCCCGCGTCGGATTTCGAGGATATGGCTCGTGGTTCATCGAGAAGGGCCGTTCATTGGATTTGAACGTGATCCGCAGATAGGGGCCGTCCATCCTACTTCCCCCTCGTGGTGTCGGAGAGGGCGGCCTCAATCTCGAGAATGACGCTGAGGGCCTTTGCTTGGTGTTGCCTGTCGGCATAATTGAGGATGAATACTCGCGCATTGATTAGGGCGGCTTTCTTCCGCCCTATTTCTTCCCGCTGGCGGTCGTGTTCGGAAAGGAGGAGGGTATAGGCACGAGCCATCTTGGCGACCTTGGAATCAGGATTAGCTTCGGTTGTTGAGATAATCCAGGCAGCGATGGCCGCCGCATCTTCCTTGTCTGCATCAGCCATTCTTTCCTCCATCCGGGGTGGTGTCGGAGTGTTTGAGAGAGCGGATGGCCGTGGTCACCATGTCCACACACCCGTCGACAGCTTGTGAACGTTCACCGAAATCATGAGCAAAATGCTTTGCGGCTTCCTTTCTGATCGGCCTCGTCATAAATTGTCCGGTCGTCTGAGCCGTGATATAGTCGTCGCGAGTGTCCGCCAGATCGTGTGCCCAACGCTCCAGCACTTCCGCGGCTCGCTTCACCGTCTCTTCGATGATCGCTTCCCTGTCGGGCTGCGTAGAGCGGCGGGACTGGAGTTCGCGGAGGCACTTGGCGACATCGATCCATAGAATCTTGGGATCGCACTTGCCTTCGTTTAGCTGCTCATATCCAGAAGCCATTTGCTGCAATCGCTCGTCGCTGACTTTCTCGTCTTCTGGAGGGATGGTCTTGGAGGTCATGCTCAGCCCCTTCGGAAGGCTTGGTCGCGTGTGATTTTTCCGGCCTTCTTGGCGCCGCGCTTGATGCGCTCAATCTCCGCTTTGGCGGCGTCGAGGGTGATCTCGCCAGCATGGAACCGGGCCATGATGGCCATGCGGACTTCCATGCTGTCCGCGACTTGACCGGCAGTCTCGGCTTGGCGCTGTGCCTCGAATTTCCTCTTTGAGATAAGCCAGTCCATGCTATTTCGCCTTGGGCTTGGTGTGGTGATTATATGCAGGCTACGCGCCCTGCTCAGAAGCAGGGCTACCGCGCCGCTCTCGTTCGTCGGCTGGGCTTTCCGGTTTCCCAGCACGAACGCTGGCCCGGTTCTGGATGCGATGATAGCGAGCCTGCAGGATAAGCAGGCGTTCACGAAGAGTGGCAATCTCGCGCTCGATCGGCTCCAATGCTGATTCTTCACCAGGCGTCAGTGCGTGGCGCCATTCTCTTGTGCGCGGTCTCATGCTGCTGCTCGCTCTCTGTTAGGAACGCACATATCGGCCGGCGCTCCAGTCGAAGCGGAAGCCGGGCGGACGCTGGAAACCGGACGGCCGCTTGATCCGAAGATGCCCGCGTTCTTGCCGTTTGGCCTTGGCGATGATGCCGACATCCTTGGCCGTCTTGCCGTTCTCGCCGCGATGGCAGCAGGGGCCGAGGAGCTGGCCGTCAGCCGCCGTCAGTTCCTTGCTCTTGTCGACAACAAGGGCTTCTGCGATCCGGTGATCAAATTCGTAATTTTTCGCCTTCAGGACGCCGCCGCAGCCCTCGCACCGGACGCGGCCGTTCTCGTCCATGGCGCGCTTCAGGATCAGCACTTTGATCCGGTCGGGGAATTCGCGGCGGTTGCTCATTCCATGCCCCGCTCAGCGAAGTTCGCTACGTTCTCTTCCTGAATAGGGCAGTCTCCGCGAGCGAACATCGGGCAGTGTGGCTTGCAACCATCCATGATTCCAAAGTTGGCGCACTCGTCGCCGCCACCCATCATGTCGAACACACGATCTGCGCGGCGTTTGCGTTCCTTTTCTTCCTTGGCCTCGCGGGCTTTACGTTCTTCCGACTCCAGTCGCTTTCGTTCGGCGTTATCTCGGGCAACAAGAGAATGGATATATGCCTTGTAGATTGGATCCTCTCGAAGCTCTTTGGCGGCGGCAATCGCCGCGTCCCACATTTTTTGGGCTTCGCTCATCTCTCGATCTCCCTCAGCGGGATGGCGGGGATGGTCATGCCGGCCACTTCGGATTGCTGAAGCGGACGCCCTGCTTGATGCCGAAGGCGATGATCCATTCGGCGAGGTCGGCGCACTGGTCTGTCTTCAGGTCGCTGGTGTGAGGCAAGAGGATGCCGAACTCCTCATCGCCGTGGTCGTAGAGCGGCGTGATGATTTCGTACGGGATCTTGTTTTCGATGATCCATTCCAAGGTACAGCGGCGCTTCCACCATAGCGGGCTGCGAACCTCGCCAGTGTCGCGTGGCCAGCCGATCTGGTTGGCGATGTCCCTCAGGAGCGCGTGGAGGAAGCGGTTCTGGAGTTCGGTACGATCGGCTTTAGTCCGGCGCGGTGTGCTTGGCCGGCCTTGACCAGCCGGTCGTACTCGCTCGGCGCCGCCGCCCTGATAGTGCGTATCCATGGCATGTTATCCTTGAGCCATCGGTCCAGTTCTTCGTTCGTCTCCGCGAAGGTGAGAGCGGCGATGCCGACGCTCACCAGGGCGGCGTGGTTCATTCGAAGCCGATAACGTTCTCGTAGGCCGTCTGCAGGCGATTGAACTGTCCGGGAGACGCATCCTTCAACCAGTCGATCCACGACTTGCGCTTGCCAGGCGCCGGCGTGGACGCTGCCCGCCACCACTCGCGAGCCGCTTCCTTGTTCGGCGCGAGGTTCAGCGACTGGATGGCGTCGTCGGTCTCGTCCTTGGCCTTCTGCGCCTTGCCTGCGTCATAGGTCGACCGCAACTTCCCGGTCACGGGATCGCGCGCGGCGTTCGCGCCTGCAAGGCTCTCAATGTCACTGTCCACGCCATCGCCCGCGCCGTTGCCGTCGTCGTCCACGTCGCCCACGGCAAGGTTGAAGATGAGCTTCAGAAGGTAGCGCTGGCCGTAGCTGGCCGCCGCACCGGTGGCGTGCGTGCGCGTCATCACGTCGCCGCCCTTGGCTCCCTTACCATCCGCCGGCATGTCGATCTGCCTGCGCTCTCGATGGCCGCCGCGATGGGCGACAGTGCAGACGATGCGCACGCATGACTCGGGCGCCGGCTCGGTGTCAAAGCTCAGGGAGAAGCCGTGCCGCGCATAGATCGGCCGCGTTGCCTTATCGAGGGCGGCGTAGGAGGCGTAGTCGCTCTGCGTCTGCTTGTTGAAGAGATCGGCGCGAATCGCCTTCATCTCCTCCTGTGCGTCGGCCATGGCGTTGTCGAACGCGACCCGAGCCCGCGTGGCGTCCATGCGGTCCTGCATCGCAATCAGCCGCTCCAGCTTGTCGATGTTGACGGCCGGGTCACGCGCCATCCGTTCAATAAGCGAGTGCATCCCGCCATCCGGCACGACAACTGACGGCGGCGGTGCAGGCATCAGGTGAGCGCCCGGCAAATCGGTGACCCCAGGCGCAACGCCAAAGTCGATGTCAGCTACAGCAGTGGTTACGGTATCCATGGTATTTACACCTCATTTGGAGGAGAGGGGTTGGGGGTGCCTTTGGGTCGCTCGTTTGACGCCGACGAATCTTGGCTAGGACTATCTGCTGCAATGACGAGCGGATTGCTGAACATGACCGTGTTCCAATCGCCGGAGACTTCCTTGAAGGAATAACGCGAGTAGTCGCGCCCGACGCGGAGACTTTCCACGGTAAGAAGGTCGCCAGCTTTGAAATGCACGCGCGCCATCTCGCGCTCCCACTCATGCCCGTTGGTATCAAGATAGCGGACGTGGTCACCCTTCTTCGCCACAACGCTACCAAAGGCGAGGATCACTCTGCCATCGGTGTTGCGATTCAGCTTCATGCCGAAGTAATCGCTATCGGGATCAAGTTCGATGCTCATTGCAAAAGCTCCTTTATGGTGTTCGTCAGATCTCGATAGAGCGACCCAAAGGCACCCCTGAATCTTCCAACTCCTCTCCTCTAGTGGTGAGAGCGAGAACGAAGCGAGCGACCTTGCGTGCGTCGGCGATGAACTGGCTCCCAATGTATCGAGTGCGCTGCATCCGCCTCGCAGCCTCCACAGCTTCCTCCAGTCCCGGAGCAGGGGCGGCGCTCATGGCTGGGCCTGCAGTGCGCGGTCGATTTGATCGATCGCCTGTTGCAAGTGCGCTTGCCGCCAATCTCCGGGCACGATGGGGAAAGAGGAAAGCGTGGCGCGGATGATCTTCAACTCGGCTTCCAGCGTGCCGACGCGCCGAGCCATGGCCAGCGAAGCGTTTTGGGCTACTTCTCGTTCGAGACCTTCCATGCTAGATTTCCTCCAGCTCTGAGATGTCGATCTGGTAGCCTTCGGCCACGAGACCTTCGTTATCGAGCGTGCGGTCAAGGCCGCCCTGGATGTCGCCGAAGGCATCGATCAGCGCATCCTTGACGGCACCCACCGACAGGCTGCGGGCTCCCGCATCGCGCAGAGCCCTGATCAGGCCAACAGCCTGCACCAGGGCGGCGTTCGCTTCCGTCTTCAACCCATCGGCTGCATCGGTTGCAAACCGCTGGGCCATACGCCTGTGCGCTGATCGGCTGGGGGCGATGAAGGTATCCACGGTGGGGTTCCTCTCTTGTTATGCTGCGTTCGTGACCGCGTAGTGGGCGCCACCGCGGTGGTACAAGCTGCCCTCTGCCATCAGCGCCGTGATCGTCGGCCAACCGATGAAGCCTTCCGTCTTGAGATCGAACGACGGGACCAGAACCTTATGGCCGTGCATGTCGCGCCACGACTTGTCGTCGGCGTAGAATATTGAGCCGCCAAGGTGGCGGATCTTGTCGAGGGCGTTCCGCTGAAAGGCGGTCCTCGTCGCACTGATCTGCATGTTCTGCTCCCAGCCCATTGAGTGGGCTTGGTGTTGGTGGGTGGTTAAGGGGTGGACTTGGCAATAGAGGCGAGCATGTCGGCGAGGCTGTTGAACTCGCGGACGTGGCCGGGCATTTCGAGGTGCTCCATCCACTGGCCGTAGGAGAGCAACCGTCCGTCGCGGATAGCGTAGAATTGCTCGTGGTTTTCGCCGTCCGGATCGCACTGAGGGCACTTGCTCGTGGCGATGTGGTGGGCGCCGATTTCATACTCTTGCCGTGGCGTCATGACGACGTTTCCGCAGGTCAGGCAGCGCAAGGGGATGCGGCCCATGTCAGCGCCCCTCGGTCTCGGCGATGATGTAGCGGGCGAGAACGCGAGCATCCGCCACGAACTCGCTACCGATGTAGCGCGTGGCTTGAATGCGCTGCGCCGCAGCCAGCGCGCGCTCTTTGTCGGTGGCACGCTCGCGAAGCATATGGATGATTTCGCGGGCGCTGTTTGGATCTGGGTTGTTCATCTTCCCTCCAGCCCATTGAGTGGGCTTGTAGAGGAGATTACCGGCTTTCCGGTATCGGCGTCAACGGCAATCCGGTAAATTTATTTAGAGGTACCCCAGCCGATGACACAAAGCGGCCGGATTACCGGTTGCGCTTGCCCTCGACCCAGTGGGCGATAGGATAGTCTTTGATTGAAATCCGCTCTTCGTGCTGCGTCGGCGACCATGCGGTGCACACCCAATGGGTCTCCGTCATGGACAGAAGACGCCGCAGCTTGCACATCTGCGCGACGCCATCGACCTTGGGAACGAAGAGCAGGTAGTCGCGGCCGCCGTACACCGGATGTTCCGGGTAGATCAATAGTTCGTCACCAGGCCAATAGGCCGGGACCATGTCTGTCGTGCAGATGCTGACGTAATAGGCTAGCTCGACATTCTCTGCATATCCGGGCGCTCGAACTTTGTCGATGTGCCGATTAGACAGAATCATGTTGCCGTCCTCCCCGAGGGAGGTGCCATAGGTGAACAGGAATCTGCTAATTGTACTCAACTCAGTATTAGTTTCTTGCGCATCTCCTGTGATGGCGCCTTCTTTTGAGTTAGATAGGACGGCAGGCGGCGGGTCAAGTTGCATCGGGACTGGGCCCCGTTTTTGCACAGGGGCGCGATCGTCGGACAGGCCGAAGAGATAGTCCTCGGTCGTCTCCAGAGCGCGAGCAACATCACGCACGTCACGCGGTTGCTTATGCTTGTTCAGCTCCATGTCAGAGATAGTCGTCTGTGCCACGCCGGCCTTTAGAGCGAGCGCGTCCTGATTCCATCCCTTCTCTTTGCGCAGAGCGCGCACGCGTTCGCCGCGAATGACTGCCATGTCAGGCATGTACACGGAACCAATACCGCATTCCCGTTGACAGCATACCGGATAGTCGGTAACAATCCGGTATGCAGTCCACAAACCCCCTCGCGAAGGCCGTCAAAATCGTCGGCAACCCCAACCGCTTGGCGAAGGCAATCGACCGTCGGCAATCGACGGTATGGGGTTGGATACAGCGCGGATGGCCCTCGCCGGACGCCTGCTTAGAGATCGAGCGCGCCACCGGAGGGCAGGTCAAGGCGGCGGACCTCCTCAAACCAGCCCTCAAGCCGAGGGTGGCAGCGTGAACGTCGCCCTGTCGATTAGCGCGACCCGAGCGTGGGAAACCCGCAAGCGCGTGCTGGGGACGCTCTACGCCTTCGCCACCACTGACGGCGAGCATGTGAAGATCGGCTTCACGACCGATCTGCCCACGCGGCTCGGCGAACTGTCCAGGAACTCTAAATACTACGGCGAGTTCGATCAGGTCGTGGGGACCGCCTTCGGCACGTTCGCCGACGAGCGCCGCATCCATGCCGCGCTGCATCCGCGTAGCCTCTACTTCACCCAGAACCGACGCGGCCCGCGCGAGATGTATCCGGTTTCGGTCCTCAATCATCCGGCTTGTCGCGCTGTTTTCGGCACGCCCACCCCCAAAGCGAAGCGGAGGCAGGCAACATGAGCGCGGCACCGTTGATCGTCAGTGATCATGCGCTTCTCCGTAGAGCTTGCATGCCTGTCGGCCGCGTGAACCGGAAGTTTCGCACCGTCGCCGCTCGCTTGCAGGAAACAATGATCGCCCATCGCGGCATTGGCATTGCCGCGCCCCAGATTGGCGAGCCGTGGCGCATCTGCATCGTGCTGCGCGATTGGAAGCCCGGGCTCGTGCCTGTCCCGATGTTCGACCCCGTCATTATCGGCTGGTCGGAAAAGCGCTTTGTTGTTGATGAGGGGTGCTTGTCGTTTCCCGGTGAGGCAATCCCCGTCGAGCGTTATGCCGAAGTCACAGTCCACCATATGACGGGCGCCGGCACCAAGGTCCAAACCATATTCCGCGGGATCGAGGCGGCCTGCGCTCAGCACGAAATCGACCACCTGAACGGCATCACGTTCCACATGCGTGGGTTGACCACATGACCACCGCCCAGCTCGTCGCCCTCTATCTCCTGCCTTCGATTCTGTGGCTTGGAAGCGGATTTCATCTGATGCGCCGTAGGGCGGCTAACCAGAACAAGCAGGTGTCGAGATGAGTGCCGCCGTCGAAATCAGCGCCATTGAAGTGCTCGCGCTCAAGAAGCTGGTGCTGATCAATTACGCGCTGGCAACCACGTTGAAAGACCAGCAGGCCCGCATGGAGCAGATGGACCTGCTCCGCGTCCTCAACGACATAACGCTCCGGGCCGATATCGCCAACCACACCAGCAAGGCTGCCTAAATGCGCACCCTCGCAAAATCCGTTGGGCTCACGCTCTCCTTCGCCATCCTTTTCGTGGTGCTGAAGATCCCGGCTGATACCGATCTTTTGGGAGTTCTGTTCGTCGCCCTGGTGATCCTGTTCTGGCGGCCACGCCGGCTGCGCGGACTGGAGCGCTGAGAGATGACCGGCCATTACCTCTATTTGCAGGAACGCCGGCAACGTGTGATTGCCGCGAACACCGACCGCATGAGCAAGGGCGCTCTCCAGAAGATCGGCGCCGTGTTCCCCGTCACAAAGCCGGCGCCAGCTTTGGTGATTCGCCCGCTTTTCGAAAAGGGACGGTACATTCCACGTTCCCTGACGGATATCATCGCGACAGTTGCCAAGCTGGCGGACATGTCGCCGGAGGCGATCTGCGGCATGGGACGCCGCCGCCATCTTGTAGACGCTCGCGCCTGCATCGCCAATCTTGCCGAGGAATTCGCGCCGCAACAATCCGAACTTGCGATCGACGACGCCATGTTGCGCGGGCACGGGATGGCCAGATGGTATCGCGAGCGCCATCGCGATCGGCTGGAACTCTTCCCCAGCTATGCGGCGCTCTATCACCGCTGCCATGCGGCGATGTCCAAATGAAAGCCGGCCGGACCGCTTACGAGGCGTGGGACCAATGGCAGTCCGGCCGTGTCGGCACACGTGTGCCTGACCTGAATCTGAATGGCGTCTCTTGCGGTTTCCTCTCCCGTGAGATCGATGCCTGCCGCGCCCGCATCTCGTCCCCGTGCGGGCGCGCCGCTCTTCCCCAGATCCGGCGTTCGGATACCCGCCGGACACCTTGCTGGCTCCCCCGCGCTCTCGGGCAAGCCGGCATTTTTATCTCTCTCCGTCGTCAGGTTGCCAAACATGCGACGGAGGACTTCGCCAAGTCGTTCGGTCTTTCGGCTCCTCACGGTGGTGGGCTTCGTCATGCCCTCAACATGAAGGAACCCAATGTCCGAATCTCCGCACCCGAATACGCAAAAGACCGGAGTACGTCGCGTGAACAGTCTAGCGTTGCCAGCCTCTCTCAATCAGTCGTTCATGGAAGCGCTGAGGAGATTTTCCGCGAAGTTCATCGCAGAGAAGGCAAACGCCAGCACGCGCACGGCGGAGGGCTGGAAGCAGGGCAGGAGCGCACCGCAAGGTCGGCACGTCATCGCCATGATGAGCGACGACCAACTGTGCGCCGAGCTTCTCAAGATGGCCGGCAAGGGCGACGCGATACGCCTGCAGGAAACGATCAGCGCCTTGAAGAGCGCGCTTGACGCGGTGGAGGGAAGATAATGCCCACATATATCATCCGCGCTGGCCTCACGGGACCGGTGAAGATAGGCAGAGCAGATGACGTAGAGGCGCGCCGCCGCGATCTCCAGACCGCGCACCACGAGACGCTGCACGTTCTCCGCGTCCTCGACACACCATTCGACGCTGAGCCCATCCTACATGCCAAGTTTGCCGCCCTCCGCATTCGTGGCGAATGGTTCGAGTTCGATCAGGAGATGCTCTCGTTTGTGCCGGAAACCCCTGTCGATCTCGAAACGGTTGAACCGGTCGGAACGACGTGGCCTGAACTTCTTGCGCCATGGTCTGACGTGGACATTGCAAGGCGTATCGGGTGCTCGCCGGCCATCGTGAAGCATTGGCGGCAAGGCAAGAGTGGCCCGTCCTTCCGGTTTGTCGTGGCGATGCTGCATGACAAGGATCTATGGCGTTTGCCGCTCATCGCCGGTGGTCGCTCCGACCTCACGGACCCGGAAGCAACGATAACAGCGCTCCGCAAGGCGCTGACCATGGTGGATGGAAGATGACGCCGGCCGAGCGTTCCATCGCAATTGCCCTCGGGCGTTGTTCATTCCTGCCGGGATCTTGGGATAAGCGCTTTGCCCGTGATCTTGCCATCGTTGCTGAGCGGTCACCTGAGATTGCCTATACCGAGCGCCAGTCTGCGCATCTGCTACGGCTTGCCCACAAATACCGCCGGCAGTTGCCTTCCACGATCATTGAGTACGCGTTGGATGAGATGGAGAGCGCCGCGATCCGTCGTGTCGAGAACGGACATGCCGCCCTGCCGGACTTCACGCCGGCGCGTCAGGCTAGACGAAAGGAAAAGGCGAAGCGCGGATCGGCAGGATTGCCGACGATGCCGCTTTTTGAGGTTCGCCCATGAGCCCCGGCATCACCCTCTCTGTCCATTGGTGGCGCGGTTGGGGCCAGGACCAGCAACGCGACCTCTTCTGGTGGCGCTATCGGCTGGGCTTCCTGACGGTGGCCTTGGAACGCGCCGACACCCTGACCGCCTATCGCAAGCTCCGGGTGGCCATTGAGGCCCGCATCCGTCGAGACGAGGAGGGAAGATGACCATCCCCATCCCTGCAGAGCGGGGTGATTTGAGTGATTTGGAGCGTAGCCGCAGGTGCCGGCTCCTCTCGCGTCTAAGTGCCAGCGCCGATTGCAACAGGAGACGATGATGACAACGAACATTGTAATTACGACGGTCCGCGATGATGGCACCCCCTTTGGCGTCGAGTTGGCCGTAGGCGATGTTGCCCAGAAGCACGTCCTTCGATCGTTCAACCCCAGCGGCGACACCAAGGTCGACGCGACCAAAGTTCTCTGCGCTGCGATCATTCAGCAGATGATCGACTTGCGCGATGCGCCGACCGCCACGGGCGCCCAGAAGCGCGCGGCATCGATCGCCATCACGCAGTGCGAGGCCCTGCAGATGCAGGCCGTCAAAGCCAACTTCGTACAGGCCTGATCCATGAGCGAGCACGCGGCCGGCGCGGTAGGCCGTCATCGGCCGCGTAGCACGCACCTGATTATTCTGTGCCTCGCTAAGAAGCGAGGACCGCAGGTGCTCGATGCCTGGAGAAGACACCAATGACCATGCAGCTCGCGGATCGCAAGAAGCTGATCGGCTTCATTGCCGAGATCGAGGCTAGTCGAGACCGGGCCAAAGGCGAGACGCGCTACCAGTCCGAGACCTTCAAAAAGGCCAAGGAAGAAGGCTTCGACAACAAGGCCATGCGGAAGGTGCTCCAACGCCGCGCCATGTCGCAAGCGGACCGTGAGCAGATGGACGAAGCGGTAGACGCTTACGAACACGCTCTGGGCGCGCTGGCCCTTGCCAGGGAAGCGGTGGCGAACGGCATGTCAGCTCGGGTGGCGGCAGAGACGTATCACGTTCCACGGGGCGCTCTGGGCGTTTTAACGCGTGGCTCCGAAAACGCGATTTCCGAGCCAGTCCACGATGACACCACCGCCGAGATCACCCCTCCCTCCAGTGGGGGAGAAGGCTGCGGGCCGGGCGCTACTCCGACTGAGGTGCCGAACTCACCGCCGCAGTCCGATGGTTGTAGCACAGAGGAGGATACGTGCCTATCGGGTCGCGACGCACCATCTGACGAACATTCAAAACCACGCTCCCTGGCATCTGACGCTTCCGACTGTACGCAGCCGGTAGAGCCCACAGGTAACGAGGGCTGGGCTGGGGAGCGTGGCCCTATGTCAGCAACGGGCAATCAAGCCCATGAAGGAGAAGGCGATGGATGCGAGAATGATTCAGGGCGAGGCAAGGAGCCACGTGATCGGATCAGCAATTCCGGCCGAGAGGCCGACCGACATGGAAAACCTATCGAACATGACGGGAGAGAATCGCAGGCGTCTACGCGAGGCGCTTCACCTGATCGAAGCTCGCCTGGACAACTTCACGTCGGCGCCCTCGACCCTGTCATCCAAGGGGGAAACGGCGCCGGAGCCTCAGCCAGGGACGCTCGGCTCGCTACGTCACATGGCGACAAGCACGGGCGACGAACTGAATCGGCTGGAGGCGATCTGCTCGCGCCTGAGCGAGATTCTGTAGGCGCTAGCCGGGGTGTCGACGCTCCCTCGACACCCCCGCTCGGTGCGATAGTGGAGGGCGATAGCCCGCAGCGCGTAGCCAGCGCTGAAATCGACATCACCATCCCACCCCATCTCCTCCGCCGCCCAGAAGCGAGGAGGGCCTAATGTGCTCAATCGACGATGCTGAGCGATTCGTGAAGTATACGACGAAACGACGCAAAGCGATCAAACCCCATCGCTGTCACGAATGCCGCCGCGATATCCAGAAGGGCGAGCGCTACTATTTCGCGAAGGGCCTGATGCCGGGTTATGGCTGGAGTCAGGTCAAGATGTGCGCGCATTGCGAAGTGGGCGCGGATTGGCTCGTCGCGGAGTGCGGCGGCTATTGCTTCGAACAGGTCCGCGAAGAAATCCGTGAGCACGCCGATGATTATCGATCGGTAGGCCTTTGGCGCCTGACGGTGGGCATGAACCGCAAATGGCAACGATTTGGCAGCGCTGGCCTGATGCCTATTCCCGAGATGCCGCCCGTAAGTGACGCGAGGAGGGCCGGGACGTGAGCCGCAAGTACCGGAATAAACCGACAGTGGTCGACGGCATCGGCTTTGCTTCACAGGCTGAGGCGAGGCGCTGGTGCGATCTGAAGCTGCTGGAGCGGGCTGGGCTGATCACGTCGATCGCGCGGCAGCAGACGCTGGAGTTGGCGCCGTCCGTCCGCATCCCCGGCGAGAAGCGCGCCCGGCCGCCCCTCCGCTACATCTGCGACTTCGCCTACATGGATCTTCGCACGAAGACCTGGGTCTGGGAGGACGTGAAGGGCTTCGTTACGCCGCTCTTCAGGGCCAAACAGCACCTGGCGAAGTCCGTCCACGGCATCGACGTGCGGGTGGTTCGATGAGTGGGCGTTGGTGGAGAGCCTACAGCCGGGCTCGGCACGATCCGAAGTTGCTCAAGCTTTCGGATAAGAACTTTCGCTGGTGGTTCAACTTCATCTGCGTCGCAGCCGATCATGACGGCATATTACCGAGCCATGCCGATCTGGTGGCAGAGTTTCGTACCTCTGACGCGACGATCACCAATGCGATTGACGCGCTCGTTTCCGCCAAGTTGCTCGTACACGATGAAACTGGTGTTCATCCGCACAACTGGAACGGTCTTCAATACAAGAACGACGTTTCAACGGAACGGGTGAAACGGTTTCGGGAACGTCGTGAAACGGTTTCAGAAACGTCCTCAGAGTCAGAAGCAGATACAGAAGCAGATACAGAACAGAAAGTAGAGAAGGGGAAGAGCGGCGCTGTCGCGCCTTCGCCACCTGTCGCCGACGCGGTCACGCTGTTCAACCAGGCAGCCGCAGACCACGACTGGCCACAGGTCCAGAGCATGAATGCCAGCAGGACAAGAGCGCTGACAGGCTGCCTGAAATCGGTTGGCGGCATTGAAGGCTGGCGGGCGCTTCTCGCCAAGGTCATGGCCAGCGATTTCCTGATGGGACGGACGGCTCTGGCAGACGATCACGCCAACTGGCGGTTCACGTTCGATTTCCTGCTGATGCCAAAGCGTTACACGAAAATCATGGAAGGCGGCTATGACAACCGAAACGGCACTCACCAACCGGAGCGTGGGATTAGCGCGGTCCTTGCCGCACTGGCTGATTGAGGTGCTCGACGACGCGCACCCCGACGTGCCGTGGAAGCCGCCGGCCAAGCTTCCAACTCCCGGCGACATCCGCGATGCAATCCAGCGCTGCGACCTGACGCTTGAGGGCAAGGTATCGAGTGCAGTGGCTCGCATGTGCTTCGCCAAGCTCGTGATGGCATTCGAGTCCGGCTCCAAACTCACGGGCGACGAGACCAAGCTTCGCATGGCCGTCTGGGTCGAGGCATGCGGTGACCTGAACGACGCGCTGTGGCTGGATGCGACGACCGAGGCAATCCAGACCATGAAGTGGATGCCGAAGCCTGCCGAGTTCCGCGCCCTAGTTGCCCCGCAGATCGACCTCGCGCGCAAGCGGCGCCGGCGGCTGGAGGCTATGGCCGATGCCGCCCGGCGGCCTGCACAGGCCACCGCCTTCGTTCGTGAACCCTACGAGGTCCGGATCCGCGGTATGCGCGATAGCTTCCGCAAGGTCGGGGACCTGTACAAGGCGGCGTCGTACGAACGTCAGCTCGCTGGTATCGAGAAGCGCAAGCCTGAGGCTTGGGCGACCGCAGAAATCGTCCAGAATCCCCCCTCAGTTGCCGACAAGGGGCCGGCGTACGTGCCGCCTCCCGAGAGCCTGGAGGCCAAGATGGGCCTGTTGAAGGCACGCATCGTGTTCTTCCGCGACATGGGCATGGTCGACTACGTGGCTCAGATGGAACGCGAACTCGCCCAGCTCGAGCAGGGAGAAGCAGCATGAGCGTATTCGACAAAATTGAGGCGGACTTCGCGATCATCAACGCAGCGTTGTCGGACCATTCTTTGTTGTGGTTGCCGGCCATCGCCGTGTGGGCTTTTGTGTTCGAGAGATTCGGGCCGCTGCTCGTCTACCTGATAGCGACCGCCATCAACGCCGCGGTCTTCCTGATCGGGGGCGCTTTCATGATGATCGTCAACTTCAAGGCCAGCCGCAGCCGGCGGGAGATGGCTCGGAGAGGCTGGGAATGACCGAGGAAGGATTGAGTGAGGTGGGGATGTGGCGCCGCTGCGCGCCGCACCGCGGGTGCAAGACGGGGAGAGGAATCGACCAATGAGCGAGAAGAAGAGAGGGCCAGTCGAGATCCTTTGCAAGGAAATTGGGGTCCGGTTTACGCCAGACCTTGAGAAACCAAAGGTCCTGATAGCCTTCGTCCGCGTCCTCTGTGGGCGACTGGAGTATATGTTTGAGATCAATTCTTTTATCGAAAAGCGCCGACATGCGCCGGTCGACATGACCGATGCGCGTCGCTCTATAGATAAACTCAAGCAAGTTCTTGCGGCTGACGATCCCGCAACACTGGTTGCTGGCGCTGGTGCAGTACATGATCTGATCCACGCGTTCCAATGGCAGGGGAATTGGGCGTCCCACGTATTCGATATCGTGGGTTCTCTCGCGTCGGCCCTCCGTTTCGGGCTTGATGAGCGAGATGAATTTGGTTCCCGCCATGCCGCTGAAGCGGCGAACCACCTGTGGCGACATGAATACGGGGTATCGAAGTTCGATGAATTTACGGGCGATTGGCAGAAATCATGGGCTTGTGCGCAATTCGATGAAGGAATGAAGCGCTTGGCGTTTGGGACGTCCAAACAGGTCGCAGAGGTTGAAGTCGAGGAACAGGTGCGGCCCGAAGGGACGCCAGCGACAAATCCCCTCCTCTAAGGAAAGGAAGGCAGCCATGAGCAACGGCCGCCAATGGACCCCAGCCGACACCCTCACCCTAAAGAGGATGGCAGGGCAGGAGTCTGACGCTGAGATCGGTCGCCGCACGGGCCACTGCGAGCGAACCATTCGCGACCGCCGCAATCTTCTCGGGCTGCCCGCCTATGCCCCGAGACCGAAATGGACACGGCGGGATTATCTGCTGGCCGGCGCGGCTGGGCTGATGGAGAATGAGGCATGGGCTTGATGGCGTTTCTATATCCTGGGGCAGAGCGACGTAGGGCGATAGCGCTTCTCGACGCGATGCGGGCGGAAATGGACCTCATCCATGAGGCAGAAAAGCCAATTATGGCTCTCGCGCGTGAAGTTGCTGACCTGGCCAAGCCGGAAGAGATGAAGGGTAAACGACTGACGAAGGTCTTTGTCCCTCGCGCTCGGCTGGACGAACTCGACCGTGCGCACGAACAGGTCAGCGCCCTCCGGAAACAGCCTTTGCTTGGCCCATCTGTCGGGGGCCGGCTATTCGGCATGGAGATTGTTGAAGGGCCAGAACTTCGCGTCGAATAGGCGAAAACCCTTGACTTTCTAATTCCCTCTTACCCGCTATAGGGAGCCGTAGCTCACAACGGTAGAGCATCGGCCGATTACTACTTTAGCTGCAAATAGCAAACGTGGCTCAAAGCCGGGCGAACGTCGAGGCGGACGGCGGAAAGGCACGCCCAACAAGGCGACCGCCGATGTGATGGCGCTTGCCCAAGTCTACACGAAAGAGGCTCTCGACACGCTGGCCAAGATCATGCGCAAGAGCGAGTCGGATGCGGCTCGCGTGGCATCGATCAAAGAGTTGCTCGAGCGCGGGCACGGCAAGGCGCCGCAGCCGCAGACCGGTGAAGACGGCAAGGGACCAATCCAGCACGTCCACCGCATCGAGCTGGTGGATCTCACCTGATGCCCTTCGACGGCACCGCTCAAGTTGCGCTCCCCCCGAAGCTGAAGAGCTTGTTCATCGGGCCGGCGGACGTGCGCGGAGCATATGGCGGTCGCGGCTCGGCCAAGACTCGCACATTCGCGAAGATGACAGCCGTGCGCGGCTACATGTTCGGGCAGTCGGGACAGAGCGGCATTATCCTCTGTGGCCGCCAGTTCATGAACTCTCTTGCCGATTCGTCCTTGGAGGAGATTAAGCGCGCGATCGAAGAGGAGCCGTTTTTGGCGGCATACTACGAGGTCGGCGAGAAATTCATCAAGAGCCGAGACGGCCGGATTGAATATGCATTCGTCGGCCTGGACCGCAGCATCGAGAGCATCAAATCAAAGGGACGCATTCTCATACTTTGGGTGGATGAAGCCGAGCCGGTGACAGCCAGCGCCTGGTCTATTGCGATCCCGACGTTGCGCGAGGAAGGGACCGATTGGAACGCCGAGCTGTGGGTGACGTGGAACCGCAAGCGCAAGAATGCCGCCGTTGAGGGTCGGTTCGCGGCCGTTACTGACGATCCTCTGATCCGCATCGTCGAGATGAACTGGCGGGACAACCCGAAGTTCCCAGCCAAGATGGAGCGCGAACGGCAGCGCGACCTGAGGGATCGCCCCGATCAGTACGATCACATCTGGGAAGGCGCTTTTGTCTCGGTGATTGAGGGCGCCTACTACGCGGCATCGCTCACGAAGGCCCGCGCGGAAGGCCGCATCGGCCGGGTAGTGGCCGATCCCAACATGGTTATCCGGCTGTTCTGCGATATTGGTGGGACAGGGCAGCGAGCGGATGCCTTCTCGATTTGGGCAGCGCAGTTCGTGGGTCGGGAAATCCGTGTGCTGAACAACTATGCGGCTGTCGGTCAGCCGTTGTCAGCTCATCTCGCATGGTGTCGGGAGCAGGGTTATACGCCCGGCAATTCGCAGTTCTGGCTGCCACACGACGGCGACAGTCACGACAAGGTGTTTGATGTGAGCGTCGCGTCCGGGATGCGCGATGCGGGTTACGAAGTGACCGTGGTTCCCAACCAAGGCAAGGGCGCTGCGATGATGCGTGTTGAAGCCGCTCGTCGCCGTTTTCCAATGATCTGGATCAACGAAGCGACCACGCAAGGCGGCCTGGAGGCGCTCGGCTGGTATCACGAGCGCAAGGACGAGGAACGGGGCATCGGCCTTGGCCCTGAGCACGACTGGGCTAGCGATGACGCCGACAGTTTCGGCTTGATGTGCGTCGTCTACGAGGAGCCGGAAGTGAAGGCCGAGCCGAAGAAGAAGCGCCGCGCCGGTGGCTGGATGGGAACCTAATGGCCGTTCAATCCACAGACGAGCGCAACTCGGGCGGCGATGACAACGACCTGCACGCCAAGGCGCTCCGCCGTGCCGATCAGATCTACCGCGCCGAATGGGATAACCTCAGCAAGGGCCGCGAAGCCCAGCGCTTCTATGCCGGTGAGCAGTGGCCCGATGCCGACAAGCTGGCCCGCGAGCGCGAGAATCGCCCCATCATCGTGGTCAATCGGCAGAAGGCGTTCGTCCGGCAGGTCACTGGCGACGTGCGCAAGGATACGCCAGTCCCGAAATTCATGCCGGCCAAGGACGGCGCGTCGCAGGACGTGGCCGACATCTACAACGGCCTGTATCGCAACATCGATCAGCAGAGCAATGCCAAAGCTGCCTATGTGAAGGCGGTCGAGAACGCGTGCCAGGCATCGATTGGCTGGATGAGGGTCAAGACCGAGTACAGCAGCGACGACTCGTTCGATCAGGATATCCGCATCCGCCGGATCATCGATCCGTTTGCCGTGCTGGCCGATGAAGCGGCGCAAGAGCCGGATAAGTCGGACATGCGGGATGCCTTCGTGCTCGATGACATGCCGATCGACGTATTCAAGGCGACCTACCCTAAGGCGACGGCGGATGCATTCCCCTCGTCATCGGGCGGCGGCATGACATGGAGCGCCGAGGACACGATCCGCGTAGCCGAATACTGGTACCGCAAGCCGGTCAAGAAGACGCTCTATATGATGCCGAACGGCTCGGTCGTCGACGAGGTGAAAGGCCCTGAAAAGCCGATCAATACCCGTGAAGTCGAGACCACTGAAATCTGGCAGTGCATCATGTCGGGCAAGGAGATCATCCGTAAGCCTGAGCTATGGCCCGGCAAGTACATCCCGCTCGTGCCGGTGGTGGGCGAGGAGGTCCGGCTGGACGGCCGCACGGTGCGCTCCGGCATGGTGCACGACACCATCGGGCCGCAACAGGTGCTCAACTATGCGGTGACGGCGCAGACCGAGGCGGCGGGCAAGGCGCCAAAGGCGCCAATCGCGGTCACGAAAACGCAGATCAAGGGCTATGAGGATGACTGGGCGGATGCCGGCTCGAGCAACGCCGCGTACCTGAAGTTCAATTCCGATCCCAACGCGCCCGGCCCGCCACAGCGGATACAGCCGGTCACGACGCAGCCGGGCCTCACCGAGCTGGTGGTCCAGGCCTCGCAGCACCTTAAGGACATCACGGGCATTCAGGACGCCTCCTTGGGTGCGCGCAGCAACGAAACCTCAGGCCGGGCGATCATGGCCCGCCAGCGCGAGGGCGATACGGGCACGTTCCTCTACATCGACAATCTGGCCACGGCGCTCCGGCAGATTGGCATGATCCTGATCGACCTGTTTCCCAAGATCTACGACGCGCCGCGCATCGTCCGCATCCTCAAGGAAGACGGCACGCACGAAATGGTGCAGGTAAATCAGGAATTCGACACCGGCAAGAAGGACGAGTTTGGCGAGGCGATCGTCAAGATGCATGACCTGAGCGTCGGCGAGTACGACGTGACGGTCGCGACTGGCCCGAGCTTCGCGACCAAGCGGCAGGAAGCGTCGCAGAGCATGACGGAACTCGTCCGTTCGGCGCCGCAGCTGATGCAGATCGCCGGCGACATCATCGTCAAGAACATGGACTTCCCCGGAGCCGATGAGGTGGCGAAACGCCTGGAGCGCACCATCCCGCCGCAGATCAAGGAAGACATACCGCAACAGCCGCCGCAGCCTAGCCCTCAGGAACTCGCCGACGCCCGCGAGAGCATGGCCAGCGCGAACCTCAAGGACGCACAGGCGGCCAAGACGCTGCTGGAGGCCGACATGGTGGCCGCACAGCTCGGCAGCATGGGTGCGCAGATACAGCAGCTCACGCAGGCCGTGATGGCGATCACGCAGGGCGGCGGCGCGCCTCAGCCGGGGCAGGCACCAGGCGCACCCATGGCTGCACCAACGCCGGACAACCAAGCGCCTGGACCCGGGCCAATGCCGCCTGTGCCGCCTCCCGCTCCGATGGACGGCGGCGAGATGGCCGAACTCGAACCAATAGGAGCGCCCGCGTGAACAGCATGGCTAATTACGTGAGGCAGATGATGGCATGGCCGCGCCCCAGCTTGAGCGAAGAAGAAATCCGAGCCGATGAGCGGCGTAAATGCTGGGAAGAAATCAATGCTTGGATCGTTCACGGTCCGCTTCCTGGTGATGGTTGGGATCCATCGGCGCAGCGCAACGGGTTGATCATGGCCACAAATATCTTGCTGCAGTCGCCCTCTAAGCCGGAGTCTGTATGAGCGAAGTTGACAACGCGGCACAACCTGCCGCATCATCTGAAACAGCCGCGCCGCCATTGGCGAGCGATCCGCAGGGTTCGGCACCTGCCTCGGTGGACCCCACCGCGACCGGACAGGAAGAGCCCAAGGGCGAACAGCCCGACAAGCAATCCCGCCGCGAGTCGAGAGCGTTCGCAGCCCAACGACGCGAAAACCGGGAGTTGCACCGGACGCTGGGACGCATGGACGCCGAACTGGCCGCCCTCCGGGCAGCGCAGCAAGGCAACCAGACCGGCGACGATCAGCAGCCCCCACGGCAGGAAAGGTCTCCCGCGCATACCGCAGCAGCCCAAGCCTTCGTAGAGCACCGCGACACGATCATGGATCGCGTCGAGGAAGCGGGCGAAGGGATCGAAGGTTTCGACAAGGTCATGGAGACGATCCAGGCCGACAGCTTTCCGGGCACACGCGTGATGCTTGATTTTCTCGGCGATGCCGACAAGCCGGCCGAACTGGCCAAATGGCTTGCCGACAACAAAGACGAAGCGCGGAAGATCAGCCGTATGAGCGACGCGGTGGCTGTCAGAGCCCTGGAGCGTGCGGAGGCCAAGCTATCGGCCAGCAAGCCCGCTCCTCGTGTCACGAAGGCGCCCGCTCCCCTCTCCACGGTGGGGGGCAGCTCCCGAGCGTCGATCGATCCACGCACAGGCCCGAACAGCGGCAGCATGGACGATTACGCGAAGTGGAGACGCGGCGCCTAGCCTCGAAAGGCGACGGCTAAATGAGCAACGCTATTCTTACCAGCGACATCATCCTCAAGGAGATGTTGTTCCTGCTGGAAAACGAGCTGGTCATGCTGGGGCTGGCCAACCGCGACTATGAGTCTGAGTTCGGCGGCCCGCAGAAGCCCGGAGCAACGATCCGCATCGCGCGGCCGATCAAGGGCCAGGTCCGCACCGGCAAGACGCAGCAGGTGCAGGACACCGAAGAGGGCAACACCGCCATGACGGTGGCGACCTTGGTTGGTGCCGATCTCGACATGGACAATGTCGACATGACCCTGAGCATCAAGAACTTCGGCGAGCGCTATCTGCACCCGCAGATGATCGTTCTGGCAAACACCATCGACGTGATGGCGCACACCGAGCTGTATCGCAACTGCCCGAACTGGGTGGGAACGCCGGGGCAGCTGATCAACAGCTACGCCGATTATGCGCTTGGCCCGCAGCGCCTCGACGAACTGTCCGTGCCGCGGTCGAAGGACTGGGCGGGTGTTCTGTCGCCGGCGGATTACTGGGGCACGGTCGGCAGCATCACGGCCTTGTCGGCGGATGCACCGGTGCGCAGCGCCCTGCAGAAGTCGAACCTTGGCCGCTTTGCCAATACCGACACCTACATGACGCAGAACGTGAAGAGCCACACGGTCGGCAACAAGTCGGGGTCGGAACAGGTCAACGGCGCGAACCAGAATGTGACCTACGCCACGGCGAAGAGCACGACCTACCTATCGCAGACGTTTCTCGTGAAGGGCATGACCAACACCACCGGTACCATGGTGGCGGGTGACGTGTTCACGATCGACAACGTCTATGCGGTCAACGCGGTGACCGGCGATCAGCTCGACTTCCTCCGTCAGTTCGTGGTCATCACGGGCGCGACGGCGAGCGGCGGCGGCACTGCCTCAATCACGATCAGCCCGGCGATCATCACGTCCGGCCCGTACAAGACGTGCTCGGCTGTCCCGGCCGATTCGGCGAACATCACGATCAAGGGCACGGCCAACACCGCGTACCGGCAGAATCTCGTGTTCCACCCGGACGCGATCACCATCGCAATGCCGCCGCTGGTCAAGCCGCCCGGCGCCGTGAAGGTCTCCAGCCAGACCTACAAGGGCATCTCGGCGCGCCTGATCGAGGGCTACGACATCGTCAACAACGACTCGCTGTGGCGGTTCGATGTGCTGGTGGGAATGCTCGCGCAACAGCCGCACCTGGCCACGCGCCTTAGCGGCACCTGAGGAGGATTGAACCATGGCAACCATGACCAAGCAGCTCTCGGACGCACGGTCCGATGGCACCACCCTCGGGCAGAGCGCGACCGACAAGATCAGCTTCTACGGCGTCACCCCGATCGTTCAGCGGGCCGGCGCCGTCCAGGCTACGTCCCTCTTGTCGGCCTCTTCCTACGTCACGATCGGCTCGAATACGACAGCGATCATCATGGAAATCGCCAACACCTTCATCGCCTACGGGCTGTGGAAGGGCGCCGCCTGACCATGAAGGTCGTTCTGTGCACGCCGACGCTGACCAAGCCGCATCCGGCAAACGTGGATGCGGGTTTGGCGTCGGTTGCTGCACTGGACGCAGCCGGTTTCGAGCATTCGACGGTGTTCGAAATCGGCTGTCCCTACATCTCCGCAGCGCGGGCCAACATGCTGCGCAAGGCGCTCGACGCCAAGGCCGATGTGGTCGTGTTCATCGACCACGATCTGTCATGGCGGCCACAGGATCTCGTCACCCTGATCAATACCACGGGCGATGTTGTGGCCGGAACGTATCGGTTCAAGAAGGACGAGGAAGAGTACATGGCGGCGATCGACTGCCGTCCGGATGGCACGCCGATCGTACTGTCTGACGGCAATCTGCGCGGCGAACGCGTGCCGGCCGGCTTCCTCAAGGTCACTGCCGAGGCGGTGGACCGCTTCATGAAGGCCTATCCCGAGTTGGTCTACGGCGTC